AGAAGAACAAAAGAGCATTACCACAGATCAAGCTGTTCAGATTACCGACCTACTGAACGAAGTCTACGGAGCCGGAACCAAGTTCATTTCAGATTGGCTCAACTGGATGAAGGTAGAGGCAGTAGAGGATATCCAGGCTGAAAAATATCAGGTTGCAATCAGCGCCCTGAACGCAGCCAAGGCCAAAAAGGAGGCGGCTAAGAAATGATTGAAATAAACGACGTAGAACAGGGAACCCCTGAATGGATTCGAATGCGCCTCGGTGTGGTCACAGCCTCGAACGCCGATAAGATAATCACCAGCAAGGGCGAACCTTCAAAGCAGGCCGTAGCCTACATGCGAACCCTTGCAGGCGAGATCCTTTCAGGGGAACCGGCCAACGGATTCAAATCTGCATCCATGATGAAGGGCAACGAGCGCGAATGTGACAGCCGCAATCACTATTGCCTCATCCATAGCGTCGAAATTCGCCAAGTCGGGTTTGTATTTCTGAACGAAGACCGCCGCGTTGGGTGCTCTCCTGATGGCCTTATCGACCCGTCAATGGGATTTGAGACAAAGAACAAAGACGCCCGCGTCCAGATTGACCAACTCGAAGACGGATGGAACTGGAAGGCAGACCACTACCACCAGTGCCAAGCGGGAATGTGGATCTGCAACCGTCAAGCCTGGGCGCTTCGGTCGTACTCAAGGGGCATCAAGCCCATCGACGTTATCGTTGAGCGGGACGAAACCTTCATCAAGCGATACGCCGAATTGGTGGAGCGGTTTATCTTCGACCTTGACAAGTACGTTTTAAAATACCGCGACGAAAGCTGTATTTAGGTCTTGACAACTTACCTATAGGGGGTCTGCATAAGGAATATGAAAATTAAAATCAAAACACTTAAATGCGAAAGGTGCGGACATGAGTGGACCCCCAGAACAGCCGACGTTCGAAGATGCCCAAAATGCAAATCCTACTACTGGGACAAGCCAAAAAAATAATATCCCGCACGGATACTGCCAATGCGGGTGTGGGCAAAAGGCACCGTTGGCAAAACAGAGCGCCAATAGGTTCGGGCATATTAAAGGGGCACCAGTAAAATACATCGCTGGCCACAACGCAAGAATGCAGCCCATTGGCGACAAATCGCGTTTATGGAAGGGCGGAGTGACAGTAAATAACGAGGGTCGGAAGATGGTATACGCCCCCCAACACGCCAGGGCGAACGCGAATAAATGCGTTCCCAACTATTTTTTAGTGGTTGAGCGAGCAACTGGAAAGCCTATTCCAAAAACAGCTGTGGTCCATCATGTTAACGGGAATACATCTGACGATAGCAATTCAAATCTTGTTGTGTGCGAAAGCGATGCATACCACAGGCTTCTACATCAAAGGGAAAGGGCGCTAAGGGCCTGCGGCAATGCCAATTGGAGAAAGTGCCAAATATGCGGGCATTACAGCCCTACAGATTTACTGTATATGCCGCCAAGCGGAAAATCACCAATCTACCACAAGCAGTGTAAAAGCGAATCACAGAAGACTGGCTCCGCTCGGAAAAAAGTCAACAACGAAGCCCTTGAAGATTTCAAGGCGAACGGAATCAGCGAAGAAATGTCTAAGCAGATTATAACCCTGGTTGCCAAGGGGCTTATTAGGAACGTCAAAATTCAATATTAACAAGGAGGATTTAAATTGAAAAAGACCATCGCCCTACTGTTCATCGCCACCATGTTCATCGCCTGCGCCGCCTTGCAGGCTCAGGAACCACAACCCGCAAAGGCCAATGCCACCGATCAAGCATCCGCCCACGACAAAATTCAAGCCCGCCTCAAGGCGCTCGAACCGCTGGCAAAGGAAGCCCTGGAAAACGTGAAGAAAACGCCTCAGTGGGCGGCTTACGAAGTCCAGCGCAAAGAGTCGGATGCTGCCGGTAAGCTGGTTGAGGCCACCCCGGAGTGGAAGCGGTTCCGGGCTGTCCAGGTTGAACAAGAGTATCTTTTGAAGTTGTCGAAATAACCCCACCCCAAGCGCGGGGTGCTGTTCGGCCCCGCGCCTCCCTGGGGTTGGAGATGATAGGGAAAACGGATCATGGTTTGGATAAATTACGATTGCATAAACCATAGCGCACCGAAAGGTGCGTGCGGAGGGGCTATCTGTATGTGTAAAAAATGTGTTGAAGATCGAAACAGCCATAATTTACAAGAGTTTCCACCGGAGCAGGGTGGAATTTTCAGAGTGTTTTGCCCTGTCTCAAACAGCAAACTCGATCTCGCAAAACGACCTAAATTTTGTCCGATGTGTGGCAAACAATTAGGCTCGTAATGACCAGAAAGGAGCACCCCCACAACATGAAGCCCCAGGTTCCCCCCAAACATAGAAAGGTTCCGCATCACCACCGGCCCGATGCGATCCGATCGCTCGTTCGGCATGAACGGCGCCTTCGTGATCCCCTACACCACCAACGAACTGATGGTCATCATCTCCGATCAGGAAGGTTGGGACCATGTGAGCGTGTCCCTGAAGAACCGCTGCCCGAATTGGGACGAGATGAACTTCATCAAGCGCCTGTTCTTCGATCCCGAGGAAACCGTCATTCAGTACCACCCGAAAGAAAGTCAGTACGTTGACCGCTGCAAAACGTGCCTTCACATGTGGCTCAAGCATGGCCAGGAATACGAACTGCCACCGCAATTCATGGTTGGATGAAAGGAGCACCCATGCAACTTCCCTTTGGAAAATTTAAAGGCAAAGAGATCGACGCCCTGCCCTCTTCCTATCTCAAGTGGCTGGCCGAAAACATCGACGACGAGAGCAAGGGGGAGCGCTCAATCTGCCTATGTGCCGATCGAGAGTACAACGAACGCGAGCGGACCGGCTGCCACTTCGAGGCGGCCAATGAAGGCGAAGACCGCATGAAGTGCCCGCATTGCGGGAAGGTGTTCAAGCCATGAGTCAGTATCCAAAACCGTGCAGATGGAGCAGCCCGAAGTATGAACGCTGGGTGCGGTCCCAGGGATGCATACAGTGCGGCCAGCCTTCCGTTGTCCATCATATTAAGGGCGTTGGTATGTTTAGCGGGGTTGGCCTCAAGGCTGATTCTATATTGACGGTCCCGCTATGCCCTGAGTGCCATGATAAATTGCACCATGATGCGGATAATTCGGCGCAACTCGAACTGGTGTGCAGGGTAGTTGTCAAGGCTGTTAGGGAGGGTATTTTGAAATGCTGAAAGTGCAAGAATTTTTCGAAGCTAAGGTAGAGTTTGAGCCTACAACCGGGCCATTGAGGAAGGAGTTCTGAAGCTGAAATGATCGACCGATGGATTTGGTGCCTACGGTGCCGAGGATCATATCAAGAAAAACGAGAAACCGAGCAGTGGCTTTGCCCTGAGTGCGAAAAGAGGATTGCAACCCAATACAACGAAAGGATGAAGGATGGTAACAGCTCCAAAGAATAACCTTAAGGAAGGCAAGCCCCGCATGTCAATGCTGCCCCTTGACGTTCTGGCAAGGCACCTTTGTCCAGCCTACGAAGAAGGCTCGAAAAAGGGATATCCAAGGGAATCGTGGAGAATCGGGTTTTTTGTTTCCGATATGATGGACGCAGCCGAACGGCACATGACAGAGTTTTTCTATGAAGGTCAGGATTGGGACAAGGACGCTGAAGCGCTTGGTATTAAAAAGCACCATTTGGCAGGGGCCATCTTTTCGTTGATCTGCGTCCTGCACACACTGGACACCAGGCCTGAACTTGACGATAGGCCGGGCCGGCGCGCTCAGGCTGATTTGGAATAACATCGCGGGGAGGGTGCTTTGATCGTAATCTATATCGACAACGCAACGGGTGATTCAACAACAGCAGTATGGCCGGGAGGTGGCATATATTATGGTCCTATCTGCGATACAAGGGCAAATTGGGGCGTCAGTGAAATAGCCAGCCTTATCAGGAGCCTCGATCAGATGCCTTTTACCAGGCGCTTCCAGCAACCCACGGCCCCGCGCCGCCCGTACCACTTCGCCGCCAAACCAGCGCCAACATACCGACCTATCCCAGCGCCGCCGCATGCTCCGGTGCGATCGGAAGGGGATAGGGCTCAGAATCAAAACCACCAAATGAAAGGGGATCTGTAATGAAAAAGTACATCTACCTGTTATTAGTCCTGCTTGTTCTGGCCTATGTCGCTCAGTTGTCGTGGGCAGATGAAAATGATGCTACTCCGAAGATCACCATGGAGGAATTGACCAAACCGATAACGACCCATGAAGTGCCAATAGCAACCTTCTCAACCTGCTGGTACGAATACGCCCCCAAGAAGGATATAACGGTTCACGAGTTGGCCCTTTTGCTGCCGTATTTTATGAACCGAGATTTAACCGGCATGCCCGAGGAAGTTAAGCGGCACGTCATAGAGCACTGTAATTAATGCTGACCGGGCCAGCAAAGCCCGAAACGGATGGAGGGAACGATGGGACCGAAAGAAATTAAAGTTGAATCATCTGTACCAGGGTATGCCCATACGAGAATATCAGGCTCTTGCGGACCAGATGTCACCGTTCAGGACATCGTAGATAGATTCTACGACTCTTATTGTGGTGGCCGTGACGCGTGGGTTCGTGATGGAAAATTCGGAGTTGTGCGGCATGACGATTAAGCGATCGACCCGGTACGCCTGACGCCGCGAACCGCCTAAAAGGCCGTAGTGCGGCAGTACGACCTGCAAACCATAACGGCCCGCCGTGGCTCATCGCGGGGCGGGCCTGGGAGGACGAAGCATGTATTACATATCATTGGGCGAATCACTGCAAATCGATTATTTTTGGCTCTCATTTAAAATGAGAAATGTGGGAGTAGCCATGGCCAGCCAATCAACAAGACGCCAATCAACCATCTGTGCCTTGTTAGAGGGTTTCCTCAATATGATGGCCGATCAAGGAGCCGACAAAAGCGAAATGTTCGAGGCCCTGCGAACCGACGCGATTAAAGCGTGTGACGAGGCCGTGGCGCTTCTCGTGGCCGAACCCAATGGTAGGTTATCCGGCAAGGATGTTAAGCGCATTAAGCGGGCGATAGACCTATTCCATGATCGTTGCTTTCCTGGTGGCGACTTCACGGCAGAGGAACCGCTTTCGATGCTCATTTGCCTGATAGTTGACCAAATGGCTTTTATGAAGCCGGGGGCCAAGCAACGGGCATTTGAAAAGCTGCTGCACGAAACTGAAAACCTATTGGTCTGTTTCGATCCGTCGTGTGAATACGCTTCGCCGGATGGGTACAAGGCTGCTGTGGTTTTCGAGGCGTTGGAGATTTGAACCCCATGAACCAACTTCCCATCTTCACCGAAAGCATTCAAAAACCCAAGCTATGCGCCCTATGCGGCCGGCCCCTGAAAGATCACCAAAGCGTTACACGGCAGATGGGGCCACGGTGCTGGGAGCGCGTCTTGAACGCCGCAAGAGGGATGAGAGAGAAAAATAAGGAGGCTCAATGCCAGAATTAAAGCCGTGCGCCTATTGCGGGTGCAAGATGGAAATAATGCGTAACGATCCACAGGTTAGCGATACGTTCAGTATAGCGGGCGGTCACTCCGGCAACTGCCCGATGCTTGAAGCCGTATTTATCGACTACCCAACCAAGCAAGACGCTATTGACGCTTGCAATATGAGGGCTGAATGAAACTAACACCTAAGCAAAAAGAAAAATACGATCTTTACAGAAGCATAGATTGGGAATTTTACGAGCAAATACCGGCAAGCGGCCTTGTGTGTTTAAGAAAAGAAAGATGGTACGGAACCGAATCTGTTTCCTTTGAGTACATCACCATTAAAAAAGACGGTAGTGTGGTAAGCGGCAATCTGTGTGAGAGGGCCAAATGAGCATCCTATCCACCATGATAAAAGACTATTGCGGCCGCGCCCACAAGGACGGCAAGCGCCCCACGATCCGCGAGATAGCATCGGCCTTCGGGTGCTCGCCGGACCAAGTTAGGAAGTCGCTTTCTGAGATCAGGCGTGAACGCGAAGGTGGCGTGATAGACTTCTTCAAAAATATGTTCGGATGGAAAGTATGAACTTAACGCTCTCGAAAGTTCCGAATGGTTTTATCCCCTCCGACCAGGGCACAAGAGATTTCCATGACAAGTTGAAGGTTGGTGAGGTAATCCACGGCGATTTCAAAAAAATGCGGAATTATCGATTCCATAAAAAATACTTTGCCCTATTGAATCTGGCTTTCGATTATTGGGATCCAGGTCAAATAACGTCTAAATACGGAACACCTGAAAAGAACTTCAATCGCTTCCGAGAGGATGCCCAAATTCTTGCAGGGTATTACGAAATAACCATTCGTCTGGACGGGTCAACGCGGATAGAGGCGAAGTCAATCAGCTTCGCGGCTATGGATGACACCGAGTTCGATAAGCTCTACAATGCCGTGCTGAACGTGATTCTAAAGCGGGTCAACGTTCTTAACACGATGAGCGCCGAGGAAGTCAATGACCTGGTGGACAAGGTGTTGGCGTTCGGGTAGTTAAAGCGTTACTTGAGCATTTAGCAACTAATCATCTTAAAATTAATGGAGGTTGTCATGGAAGAGTTCAAGTATGGGGATCGGGTGGAAGTACGTGACCGCGACGACGTTGGATGGATTCAGGCAATATTTATTGTTCATGACAACACGAAGTATAAATATATTACGCGCTACGTTGATTCTGAATGCGCGGTAGGACACAAGTATTGCCGCCACGCCCGCCCAGACATGAAGCCTGGGCAGCCTATCGTGGTGTGGACGGTGAACGATGTTATGAGTGATAAGCGTATCAGAATTTTCAGTTATTGGACCGAAGACGGCCTATGTGGTTGTTTCGATAGTGGGTGTCTTGAGAGCCTTCATGTGTCTTGCTGGAGTGGCTACGCCCTGCTAAAAAACTACGACTATTCAGCCCCCGTTGAGCAATTTTAGCGAAAGGAACCGGCCATGTCATTCCATCGGAAAGTGTTCTGCGGATCGCGGACCCCGTACACATGCGTTTATTCGTATCGTTCGCGGGAGCTGGAATGTACCGCTCCTGGTTCGGTATCCTGTGCCCGCAAGATCCCCGAGCGCCTGGCCGCCGATCACCCGCTGGAATCTGAGACTGTGCGGACCGATCACCAGGAGCGGGCCGTGAAAAAATTTTGCATGGGTAATTGATTATAAGTTTAGCGGTTGACATTTGGTTCATTTTGGGGATATGGTGAACGTGCCGGATTACGATAGACGAGGTTGATTTGACTTTCGAATACAAACAAAGCTGTTCAAGTGAGAGATTGGGTGAAAGTCCCAACCCGCCTACCTC